GTTTGCACCTAGTCGTGCGAAACTTCCACCATTCGTTGTCGGCACACGCATTTATTCCTGTAACTTAATCCGCAATGATTTACCGTACAGATGGCGTGGCAGATACAATGAGGACACGATCTTGTCGTTAGACATTCTAAAAAGCAATTACTGGCAAACCGTTTTATTCAATGCGTTTTTACAATACAAAATAACTACACAGAAAATGGCTGGCGGAAATACAGAAGCATTTTATGCAGAGGAAGGCACATTGCCTAAATCACAAATGCTTGTAGATGCGCATCCAGATGTGTCTAAAGTTTCTTGGAAATTTAATCGTTGGCATCATCACGTTAATTACGAAAAGTTTAAAGAAATACCACTAATAAAAAAAGCGGATTATGTTCCACCAGATGAAAACAAATACAAACTAAAATTAGTTGAACGCAAAACAAATTAAAGGTTGCAAAAATGACAACGCGTGGACGGCCACCAAAACCAACCGAACAAAAACGAATGATTGGCAATCCTGGCAAGCGACCATTACCGAATCAAGGTGAAATGGTTTTATTGCCATCTGCTTATGAAATTCCAGAACCACACAGACCGTTACTGTCTGCTGGCAGACAACTATGGGATCGCATTTGGGGAATGGGACAAAGTTGGATCAGTCCGACAACTGACATAGATTTATTACTTATGACTTGCGAATTATTAGATGAACGCTGGAATTTGCGTATTCAGGTAATGAGTAGCAATCGACCAGACGAACGAAAAGCATTGCGTGAGTTGGATAGACAACTTGTTGCAAATCTTTCTTTACTAGGATTCACGCCGACAGATCGCACCAGACTAGGTGTTGCAGAAGTTAAAAGACAATCTAAGTTGGAGGAATTAAAGTCGCGTGCCAGCCAAAATTGATTCTTGGCCACCTGCGTGGCTTACACCTGTGGATAAAACTGCGCTGAAAAAATCACGCGGTTGGCAAGTTACAGATTTTATTAACACGTTTGCAATTCAAACTAAAGAAACTGTTGCGGGATATTCGGGCGATCCTATGCAAATGCGACCGTGGCAAATTGAACTGTTAGATAATTTGTTTGCAGTAAATGACGCAGATAAGTTTCAGCATCGTACTGCACTAATCGGAATGGCAAGAAAGAATGGCAAATCTGCTCTGGGTTCTGGTATAGGTTTATGGTCTTTAATTATGGGCGCGCAGGGTGGTGAAGTTTATTCTTGTGCCGCCGATAAAGAACAGGCGCGCATTGTTTTCGGCGATGCTAAGAAAATGATTGAAGCAGAACCAGAACTATCTGAATTGTGCAAAGTTTACCGCGATGCAATCGAAGTTCCAGCAACTGGCTCTGTCTATCGCGTACTGTCATCAGAAAGTTACAGCAAGGAAGGTTTGTCACCTACGCTTGTCCTATTCGATGAGTTGCACGCCGCACCGAATCGTGAACTCTGGGATGTTATGCAACTTGGTATGGGTGCGCGTAGAGAACCTATGGCAATTGCAATTACAACTGCTGGAGTCAAATCGGATTCAACTGGACAAGATTCTATTGCGTACAACTTGTATCAGTACGGCAAACGTGTCGCTGCCGGTGAAGTTGATGATCCAACATTTTTTATGGCGTGGTGGGAAGCAGATAATGAAGCAGATCACACAATAGAAAAAACTTGGAAAGCAGCAAATCCAGCCTTTGGTGATTTAAATGATCCCGCAGATTTTGCAGCGATGGTCAAAAGAACACCAGAATCAGAATTTAGAACTAAGCGATGCAACCAGTGGGTCAGTTCGCAACTTTCTTGGTTACCTAATGGATCGTGGGAACCATTAGCAATAGAACGTGAGATTGATGCAGATACACCAGTCGTGCTTGGTTTTGATGGTTCGTTCTCTGGCGATGCGTCTGTCATTATCGGTGTAACACAAGAGGATCAGCCACACGTTTTTATGATTAAGGCTTGGGAAAAGCAACCAGATGATGATGAGGATTGGCGTGTGGACATTTTAGATGTGGAAAACACAATCATTCAGTTCTGTTCTACACATAACGTGAAAGAAATTGCCTGTGACCCATTCCGTTGGCAACGTACAATGCAAGTTCTAGATGATGCTGGCTTACCTATCGTTGAATGGCCATCGACTTCACCAGCGCGTATGGTGCCAGCGTGCGCAAAATTTTACGATGCCGTTGTTTCTGGCAAACTAACTCACGATGGCAATCCTTTGCTGACTAGGCATTTATCAAACGCCGTTGTCAAAACAGATCGCATTGGACCACGCATTGTTAAAGAACACCGTGGATCACCGCGCAAGATCGATGCGGCAGTTGCTAGTATCATTGGATTTGATAGGGCAACAGTTTCGCGTGATGAACCCGTTGTCCCACAATTCTTTAGTTTTTAGGGAGTGTTTGTTGTTAGCCACAATTTTGCAATTAGTTGGTCTTGCGTGTATCTCTCTGGGGTTAGGTTTATTCAGTTTGCCTTTAGGAATTGTTGCAACAGGTATTAGTTGCATTCTCGTAGGTTTAGCATTTGAGAGGGGTAACGAATAATGCTTGGGCGTTTAAGTAACAACAAACAAGAGGAACGCGCAATCAGTTTCCAGTCAATCTGGGGTTCTGGTGATTCCTTTGCATTTACTACCGAAGCAGGAACGAACATTGATCAGATTACTTCAATGCGCATTAATGCTTTCTACGCTTGTGTGCTTTTAATCTCTGACACAATTTCTACACTTCCAGTTGATTCTTTCCGCCGTATCGAGGGCAACCGCGTACCTTATCGACCACAACCAGCGTGGGTACAAAGACCAGATGTTGATTTACTACGCACCGAGCATTATCAGCAAGTGCTAATTTCGCTTTTGCTTGACGGCAATGCGTTCGTGCGTATTTACAGAGATCAAACAGGACAGGTTGCAAATCTTGTCGTAATAGATCCGAACAGAATTCAGGTAACGCGTACACCAGTAACCCGTGAACTGATTTACATTATCGATGATAATAACCAGTATCCAGTAGTTTCGCGGGATATGTTACACATTACCGAAATGCGCAAGGCTGGTGAATTGCGCGGCATAAGTCGCGTAACTGAATTAAAAGATAACTTAGGACTTGCTAGCGCATTACAATCTTTCGCATCTAGATTCTTTGGACAAGGTGCAACAACTTCTGGTGTTATCGAAACACCTATGGGACTGAACCGCGAACAAGCAAAAGAATTAGTTGATGGTTTCGATACACGTCACAAGGGATACAAGAAAGCACATAAGACAGGTATTCTCACCGGTGGCGCAAAGTTTGTTCGCACTGGTGTAAATCCTGATGAAGCACAAATGTTGGATTCGCAAAAGTTTGCAGTCGAACAGATCGCCAGAATTTTCCGTGTACCACCGCATATGATCGGCATTACATCTGCTGGTGCTATGTCTTACAATTCCGTGGAACAACAGAACATTAATTTTGTGACACACACTTTGCGACCATACATTGCAAAGATGGAGGATGCTTACAGCACTCTACTTCCTGAGGGTGCGTTTATTCGTTTTAATGTAGATGGATTACTACGCGGTGATTTTGCAACACGAATGAATGGATACAGCATTGGTTCACAAGCGGGATTTTTATCAGTCAATGACATCCGTAGGTTTGAGGATCTGCGACCTGTCGATGGTGGTGACGTTTATCGTGTACCTTTGGCTAACGTGGATTTGGGTGCTGCATCGCTCGTGGAAACTGACAAGCGTGTCACGATGGCATCGAAACTTATTTTGGCTGGCTTTAATCCTGCTGGTGTTCTGGCTGCTCTAGATTTGCCAATGATCGAACATACTGGCGTACCATCGGTACAGTTGCAAGGTATTGCGCAAATCGATCCCGAAGCACCGCAAAGTGTTTACGAGGTTTAATCGTGGCAATCACATCTGGTCAGCAAACAATAACAACATCTCGGCAATTAGTAGATGGTATTTCACCTAATCCTGCACGCTTACACATACACAATTTAGATAACACAAAGGTTTTGTTTATTGGTGGTGATTCCGTAACAATTGCAAATGGTTTAGGCTTACAAAAATTAGAAAGCATCGAATTAACATTAAATGCTGGTGAATCGGTTTATGCAATTACTGAATCAGGCGAACATTTAATTTCTTGGCTAAGGCAGACATTGTACTAATGCCATACTTCATTACAGATACCGCAGAGGGTTGCTCAGGCTGGGCAACTATTAAAGATGATGGCAAAATTATGGGCTGTCATAAAACAAAACAAGATGCCATAGATCAGATGGTTGCAATTTCAATAGCAGAGGATGTCGAAGTGGGTGGAGAACGCGCATTAAATGACGAACTTGAAGTTGGCGATTATGTTTTCTGGGATAACGCTGGCAACGAAATGTACGGTGAGATTGTTTCTGTATCTACTTTTGGGGCAGTTAAAAATCCTTTGGGCGGGGACATAGTTGCAACCCAAGCCAGACCGCTTGCAACAATTCAAGTTTATACAAATGACAATGGAACGCTTACGGAAACCAATGAGTTTGTAGTTAAGGGTTTTGCTCCACTAACAAAAATGGATTATCAAGGTCAAGACGAAATGCAAGATGATTCTGACTTAACTGATGAATCTGATCCGTTAATCGATGAAAATAATGATGATGAGCGTGCAATAAATCAAAGCGCACCTAGTTTTATGCGTGCTGCTGCTCGCCGTGGTCTAGCGTTCTATGCGGATGGAAAAGCA